ACGCGATGTTCGAGACCTGGATCGCGGAAGGGCAGAAAGAGCCGAAGAGCGAAGGCTGGCGAACCTGGCTTATGATGGCGGGGCGCGGGTTCGGCAAGACGCGGGCCGGCGCGGAATGGATTCACCGGCTGGCGATGAGCGGCGGCAAGCGGCGGATCGCGCTGGTCGGCGCAACGATCGACGAGGTGCGCGCAGTCATGGTCGAAGGGAAGAGCGGGCTGCTGGCCGTGGCGCGGCGGCGCCGGAGCCGGGTGCGGTGGGAACCAAGCCTCAATCGCCTGACCTGGCCGAACGGGAGCGTCGCGACGCTTTATTCGGGCGATAACGCCGACGGGCTTCGCGGGCCGGAGCATGATTTCGCCTGGTGCGACGAGCTTGCGAAATGGCGGCAGGCGGACGCGGCGTGGGACAATTTGCAGATGGGGTTGCGGCTGGGCGTACGGCCGAGGGCGCTGGTCACGACGACGCCGCGGGCGGGCCGCCTGCTGGAGCGGATCCGGAAGGAGCCGTGGACGGTCGAGACGGGCGGGAAGACGGGGGAGAATGTGAGCCTGCCCCGGCAGTTCGTCGAGGTGATGATGGCGACATATGGCGGAACGCGGATCGGTCGGCAGGAGCTGGACGGGGAACTGTTGAGCGAGGCGGAGGGAAGCCTGTTTCCGAGGGCGTTGATGGAGCGCGTGAGGGTCCTTCGATACGCCGACGACGCGGCTACTCAGGATGAGCGGTTTGATAGAATTGTCGTTGGGGTCGATCCCTGCGTTTCCGGGGACGGGGACGCTTGCGGGATTGTCGTCGCGGGGCGGCGAGACGGGCGGTTGTTCGTGCTGGCCGACCGGAGCGTGGGGGCGGGGGCGCCGGAGCGGTGGGCTCGGGCGGTGGCGCTGGCGGTGGCCGAATGGAGCGCTAGCCATGTCGTCGCCGAAGCTAACCAGGGCGGGGCAATGGTGGAGAGCGTGCTGAAGGCGGCGGATTCCGGGCTGTCCGTGCGGCTGGTCCATGCGTCCAGGGGCAAGGTGGCGCGGGCGGAGCCGGTGGCGGTTCGGTTCGAGACCGGCAAGGCTTTCCTGGCGGGGACTTTCCCTGAGTTGGAGGCGGAGCTGAGCGGGTTCACCTTTCGCGGGTACGACGGGTCGGGATCGCCGGATCGCGCGGACGCAATGGTGTGGGCGCTGACGGAGCTTAGCGAGACGAGGAGCGGGGTTCCGCGGGTGCGGATGGTTTAGGCAATCGTCATTGCGAGCGCAGCGAAGCAATCCAGCGACGTGTGGATTGCCGCGTCGCCTTCGGCTCCTCGCAATGACGGGATTGGGAGATATCGATGTTCAATTGGTTCGGGCGCAAAAGCGCTCCGGCGCGTGTCGGCGCGCCTTGGTTCCATACCGAAAGCGAAACGGGCTTCGCTCGCAGCTATGAGGCGCAACTCGACGAGGTTTACCGGAGGAATCCGGTGGGGCTTCGGGCTGTGCGGCTGGTGGCGGAGGCGGTTGGCGGCCTGGCGGTCGACGGGGACGAGCGGGGGCTGGTGACCAGCGAGCTGCTGGAGCGGGTCGCGGCGGGGTTGCTGCTTCATGGCAATGCCTATGTGCAGTTGGTGGCCGATACGCACGACCGGCCGGCGGAGCTTCATGCGTTGCGGCCGGAGCGGGTCAGCGTGGTGGCGGGGGCGGACGGGTGGCCCGCGGCTTACCTCTATCGGGCGGGGGCGCAGGCGGTGCGGATCGCGCGGGCCGATGCGCTTGGGCGGGCGCAGGTGGCGCATGTGCGGTCGCTCCATCCGGGCGACGATCATTACGGGCTGGGCTGCCTGGACGCGGCGATCGGGGCGGCGAGCGTGCACAATCGCGCCAGCCGATGGAACAAGGCGCTGCTCGACAATGCGGCGCGGCCCAGCGGGGCGCTGGTTTACGAAAATGCGGACAGCATGAACCTGTCGGGCGAGCAGTTCGACCGGCTGAAGTCGGAGCTGGCCGAGCAATTCTCGGGGAGCGCCAATGCGGGGCGGCCGCTGGTCCTGGACGGGGGGCTGAAATGGCAGTCGATCAGCCTGACCCCGGCGGAGATGGATTTTGTCGCGCTGAAGGAAGGGGCGGCGCGGGACATCGCGCTGGCGTTCGGGGTGCCGCCGGTGCTGCTCGGCCTGCCGGGGGACGCGACCTATTCGAACATGCAGGAGGCCGGGCGGGCGCTGTATCGCCAGACGGTCCTGCCGCTGGCGGGGCGGATACTGGCGGGGCTGTCGGGGATGCTGTCGGACTGGATGGGGCCGGTGAAGCTCAGCGTCGATGTCGATGCGGTGAGCGAGCTGGCCGAGGACCGCGCGCGGTTGTGGGAGCAGGTTCGTGGGGCTGATTTCCTGAGCAGGGACGAGAAGAGGGCGCAGCTGGGATTTTCGGAGGCGGGTGATGAGTAGTGATCAATTGCTGGCGCGGCTGATGGCGCAGGCGGAGGGGCGCGGGGTCGACCTGATCACGCTGCGCGCGCTGGTCGAGGAGGGAGCCCAAGCCGGCGCGAGCCGGGCGCTTGGGGCGCTTGGGCTCGACGATGCGCGGGCGCGGCGGGACATGGATGAGTTGCGCGAGCTTTTGAGCGCGTGGCGGGATGCGAAGCGGAGCGCGCGGCAGGCGGTGGTGAGTTGGGTGGTGCGGTTGTTCTGCGCGGCGGTGCTGATCGGGCTGGCGGTGAAGCTTCGGCTGACCGACCTGGTGACGGGTTGAGTGGCCCCTCCACCGCCTTCGGCGGTCCCCCTCCCCGAGCAAGCTCGGGGAGGATTAGGTTTGCGGGATATGCGGCGGTGTTCGATCGGCCGGATCGGGGCGGGGACGTGATCCGGCGCGGCGCGTTTTCGGGGAGTTTGGCGGCGGGGGAGGCGGTGCCCTTGCTGTGGCAGCACAAGCCGGGCGCGGTGATCGGGCGGGTCGAGCATCTGTCGGAGGACCGGCGCGGGCTGCGCGTGATCGCGGAGCTGGGCGAGGGAGAGGATGCGCGGCGGGCGGCGCGGTTGCTGCAGGGCGGGAAGCTGGACGGGCTGAGCTTTGGGTACCGGGTGCGCGAGGCGGGGGAGAGCGGCGGCTTGCGCGAGCTGCGCGATTTAGAGCTGATCGAGGTGAGTTTGGTGGCGGAACCGATGCAGCCGAGGGCGCGGGTGCATGCGGTTGAGGGCTAGGCTTTGCTTCGGCGGAAACGGCGGAACAGCGACGCCATCCCATAAAAGGATGCTGCACCGAAAAGGTTGAACAGAAAAGTCGAAACGAGAATGGCCCCTGCTGCCGTAAGAATATCCGAGATGCGGCTTTCCGTGCCGAACCAGAGGAATGGGCCCGGCCATCCGGCGAGCCAGGCCAGCAAATGGAATATCAGGATGAAAACCGCCGCCCCGAGAGCCAGTGCGGCGGAAATGAAAATCCAATCCTCCATGGAAAGGGACGTCAGGCGAAGGCGATCAGCAGGATTTCCGCGGTAGCTCATGTCAGAGGTCTAGCGGGCGCCGAAAGGGCTGTCGAATAATCGAGAAGAAAAGGCGGGTCCCGGATCAAGTCCGGGATGACGAATTAAGTGACGAGGGTCGCGGGGTTCCGCGGCCCTTTTTGTTTGCGGGTGAGACGGAAGGAACGAGCATGATCGAAGTGAAGGCGGACAGTTTGGAGGCGTCGTTTGAGGCGCTTGAGGATGAGGGTGTGGCGGCGTTGAAGGAGGAGCTGGCGGTGCTCAAGCGCAAGATCGACGAGGGCGTGATCGCTTCGCAGCGGCCGGCGCTGGACGGGGTGAAGTCGGCGGCTTCTTCGGCGTTTGTCGAGGGGTATCTGCGCAAGGGTGCGGAGAGCGGGCTGGAGATGAAGGCGATCGGGTCTTCGACCGATGCGATCGGTGGCTATGCGGTGCCGCGCGAGATCGACGAGGCGATCGACCGGACGCTGAACTCGATCTCGCCGATCCGCGCCATCGCCAATGTCGTGAAGGTTGGCAGCGCGGGCTATCGCAAGCTGGTCAGCAGCGGCGGGACTCCGTCGGGCTGGGTCGGCTTCGAGGCGGCGCGGCCGGAGACGGGGACGGGAACGTTCACCGAAATCGTTCCGGCGGGCGGCGACCTCTACGCCAATCCGGCGGCTTCGCAGCAGATGCTGGACGATGCGATGTTCGACGTGGAAGCCTGGCTGGCCAGCGAGATCGCGACCGAGTTTGCCCGCGCGGAAGGCATGGCGTTCGTCAAGGGCACGGGCGTGTCGCAGCCGCTGGGCTTCCTCGCTTCCCCCAATGCGACGACGGCGGACGGGGTGCGGGCGATGGGGACGCTGCAGACGATCGGGACGGGCGTTGCGGGAAATTTCCCGGCGGCGAACCCGGCGGACAAGCTGCTGGACCTGATCCAGACGCTTCGCCAGCCGTATCGCCAGGGCGCGGTGTTCGTGATGAACAGCGCGACCGCGACCGCGATCCGCAAGTTCAAGACGGCGGACGGCGCCTATGTGTGGCAGTCGGCGCTTGCGGCGGGGCAGCCGGCGACGTTGCTCGGCTATCCGGTGGTCGAGGCGGAGGACATGCCCGACCTGGCGGCGAACAGCCTGTCGGTGGCGTTCGGCAACTTCAAGGCGGGCTATACGATCGCCGAGCGCGGCGCGACGACGATCCTGCGCGATCCCTACACGCACAAGCCCTACGTGCATTTCTACGCGACCAAGCGCGTCGGCGGGCAGGTCGTGAATTCCGAGGCGATCAAGCTGCTGAAGTTCGCCTGACGGCGACGGGGGCGGGCGTTCCCCTTGGCCCGCCCCCAATTTTCCTTTGTTTTTTGCGGAGACCGTCTTGGCTGTTTTCCAACCGAAATTTGTCGACCTCGTGCGCAACATCACCGTGGTGCAGGGCGCAGGGCCGGTCGTCCTTGGCGCGGCGGTGCCGGGGTTTGCCGGGTTCGCCGAGGCCTGCGAGGCGGGCGACCAATTCTATTACTGCATCCAGGGCATCGAGAAGCCGGCCGAGCGCGAGGTGGGCCGTGGAACGATGCTCCCCGATGGCACGATCGAGCGGCAGCCGATCGCCGGTGCGCCGACCGACTTTTCGAGCGGGAGCAAGACCATCTCGCTGGTCGCGGCGGCCGAATGGTTCGAGCGGATCGAGGCGGGCGGAGGGGCGTCGGGCGGCGCTTCGGCGTCGATCGCGGACCGCGAGGAGCTGGCGACGATATTGCCGGGCGGGTCCGTGATGCTGGGCGAGCCGGGGCGGGCGGGCATGTTCACCTTCGATCCGTCCGACCTGTCGGCGCGGGTCGCCTATGATCCGCTGCAGGGGATTTACGTGCCGCCCGCGTTCGATCCGAGCGGAGCATCGGGGGCCTGGGTTCGGCAGGGAACGGTTCTGACCCCGCACATGCTGGGCGCGGTGGAGAGCGAGAAGCGGGGCAACCGGCTGACCGGTACGCCGATGTATTTTGAGGCGCTGGTCGATGCGACGGCGGAGATCCAAGCTTTCTTCGACCTGGTCGCGGCGGAAAAGCACAAGGCATGGACCGCGGACCTGTCGGGGTTCTGGGGCCTGAAGGACCATGACGGGGACGGATATTGCATCCGGATCGAGCAGCCATATTGGCTGGTCCGCGAATATAAGATGGGCCACTTCGCCGTGATCTGGGGCGAAACGGGCGAGGCGGTCTTCAGGATTTCCGAGGCTTGCTACAACCATCGGACGACGGGCCGCTGGGAAATCTGGGGCGGGCCGAACCAGGACATGGACGCCTATGCCAAGCGGACGTTCAAGACCGCCATCGAGGCGCATACGCTGTCGCTGTGGGACATCGAGAGCCTGTACTGCCGGGCGTTCCGCAAATGGGCGGTCTACATGCCGGCATCGCCGGTCGACCCGACCTTCAACCAGAATATCGCGGCGAAGATCGGGCGGTTGAAGGTCACCAATTGCGGATCGGTGCCGGACCGGATCAACATCCGGATGAGCAGCGGATATCTGGGCGGGACGCGGACCGGGACGGCCTTTTCGACCGCGCAGCGGAGCGTGATCAAGCTCGACGTCGCCGGAGCCGCGGCGCATTTCGACACGGCGGACGACGACTGGGTCGTGATCGGCGGCGAGCCTTACCAGGTGATGGCCGTCGATGAGGCGGCCAACCAGCTGTCGATCTTCCCCTGGCTTCCTGCGGGGCAGGAGGTGTCGGGGACGCTGCACGGCCTGTTCGGCGGGGCGATCCATGTCGCCGGGTCCGACACGGCGCGGGTCAAGGTCGAGATGCTGGACGTGATCAGCAGCGGCATCGGCGTCTATTCGCGCGGGCTGTACGGGATGAGCGTCCACGACTGCATGGTGCAGACCAGCGGCGCGGCGATGATCCTGGGAACGGACGGCGGCAACACGATCAGGCTCATGGCCTAATCGGCAGCTAGGAAAGCAGTTTTTCCGACAGATTTTCGCGGAAGAACGCCAATAGTGCGGCATTTGGGCAACAGGGCGGAGAATTGAAATCTTGCGCCGCAACCGGCCCT